GCATCTTATCCTACACTTACACACACACACATACATATACACAAACACTAAAGATGCCTCTCCCCCAGTGGGAGAGGGCGAGTTCCGGGGTCGCGCATTACCATATGCGTAGAGCAACCTGGCGAAGTTCAAGAAGACCAAAGGTCCTGAACACTTCCGTACAATTCGGATTACCCTCCAACGCTCGCAAGGAGGAAGAAATTACATTGCGCAAGGACATATTGGGTCCGATTATTGCTGGGCACTGCCCTGTAGTTCCTGACAATAGTCGGGCCAATTTGCTCGCCGCTTTTGACAAGCGATGTAACTATTCTTCTAGCGAAAGAGTGGATCCCGAAGTTATACGAGGCAGCATGGCACTGCTCGATAAAATATCACCTTCGGCTTGGGACAATATAGTCCACGACCGTGCACTTTTTGAAAAGTGGAACAGTCAATTTGCCGCTGATAAGCGCAAACGCCATGAGAAAGAGTATAAGAAAATAGACGCTATAACTACTAGCGAATTTTCTGACAAGCAAATCTTTGTCAAGGCTGAGGCGCTCCTCAAACGGCATGACAATAAAGCTGCTCCACGGATCATTTATCAGTCGTCGGACTTGCACAATGTCCTCCTGGGTCCTGTCATGTGGCAGTGTACCAAGCGAATGTTCAGTTGTTTTGAACATGAGCAATCTCAAAAAGGCCCTGCCTACATGGGCGCTTACTCCAAGCAGTCACCTGCTCTGGTCGAGAGGATACACAGACACGGCACGAATAAATCTGTTTATGTTGAATCAGATTTTAGTAGTAATGACATGACCCAGCTTGAGGATGTGCACCTTCTTGAAATCGCGTGGCTTACACGCTTTGGAGCTCCTCGTTGGTTGACAGCGTTGATGCATGTGGCTAACTCATTCAAGGCTTCATCTTTCAAACATAAGGTGAAGGTCGCTGTTAAGAATCAGTTACCCACTGGCGCACAGTCTACCACTTTTAGGAACTCTTTTTGGAATGCGTCCATCAATTTCACTTGGGCCAACAAACACGGTTTTGTTGGGGACGTGCTCATTTTAGGTGACGATATGCTCATGAGGTTAGATAACCCTGGTTGTAGGAGACAACAAATCAGGCGTTCTTATGAGCATATTTGCAAGGGGGCTGGTATGGATGCGAAAGTGTCTGTACGGTCACACCTAAGCGAGTGCGAGTTTTTGTCTCGACAGTTTATCCCCGACGGTACCGGCTCGTTTGCCATGGCACCGAAATTGGGCAAGGCGGTCGCAAGGTTCAATGTTAGGGCATCCAGAAATGAGGCTCTTTCCGATGCTGAGTATTTAGCCGGAAAAGCTCTGTCCTATGCGTTTGAATTCCGCTTTGTCCAGCCAATTTGTAGACTATTCTTACTCAAGTACGCTGAGTTCGAAATAGATAATCCAAAACTTGATGCTTTAGGTTGGAATGCTAAGGGACAGTTCTTAGAACTTGGCTACCAAGGGATCATGTTGGCCATTGATAGCGCGCGGTCTGTTCCTAGAGACTGTGCGACTCAGTTCTATCATTGGAAATATGGTTTGACAATAACCGATGTCATTGAGTTAGTCAGCAAGTTGCTTTTTGGTGACCGGGATTTGGAGGCCGGTGAAATTGGTTTTCTTACCACGGACTTCATCTGAAGTTCAAATTGGGACCCGCCAAAACGGATGACGCCATAAGGTAG